TGCAAATGAGATAGTTGGTGTATTTAAAGTAGCTACATCTGTACCAACTCAAGCAAGTGATTTTACAGGTAATGTAAAAATAATAATGGTGTACTAATGGTTCTGTCTGTACTTGATGGTTCAACATTAAGAACACCTCATAACATTTATGTATTAGATGGTTCTACTGTAAGAAGAGTAAGACAGATAAGAGCATTAGATGGCTCAACATTAAGGCACCCATTTACTAAGACAGACTTCTTTGATTTTTCTGGTACAGCTAACACACTTAACCCAGCCGTTGCTGAAGTTTATCAATATACTATAAGTGGTGCTACAAATAGTGGAACACAAACTGTATATACTGGTTATCAGCAATCTAATACTGGAACTACATCTCAAACAAATAGTTATAGTTGGTACTTTGGTGCTGGAAATCCCGGCTCTTCAAATGGTAATAGTTGGACAAGAGTATTCGGAAGTCAAACACAAGGTAGATATTTAACTGGTATAAATTACTGGCCTAATGCAAGCTCATCTTCTATGAATTATCAAGTCGGTGGTTACATATATAACGCAAATACTTTTCGTTATGGTAACATTGGTGTCTATAGTAGTAATGCAAATATTGCTGGAGGTACTAACAACTGGAATACCTATACACACTTTGTTGGTCCTACAACTTGGTCAACTAAATATCATGAACCACATGGAGGTCCAACTGTATCAGGTGGAACATCAGGTGCAAGTCCAAATCACGGATTAGTTTCTGGTTCTACTGGTGGATATGGTTATTACGGAGGTAGTTATTCTTTTAGTAATGGTTCTTCTGCTGGCGTAGGTGTTAGAGTTTATGCATCTTTCTATGCTGGGTATGGAGCATCAATGCAAAGTAATGGATATATAAATGTTCAGATGTATGGCACACAATATTATACTTATTATACCAATCACGTTAGTTCATCATCATCTACTGTAAATTTAGGTGCAACATTTTCTATTAGTGGTGCTGGTTGGAGTGTAGGTAGTACATCATTTAGTAATTCAAATACTGCTAGTACACACGCAGAAACAATAAGAGCATCAATAGCAAGTGCGTTACCTAGTGGTTGGTCTGTTTCAAGAAGTAACGCTACTGTAACAATTACTGCTCCAGCAAGTTCTGGAAATGTAAACGATATGTCAGTAAGTATCTCTAATGGTAGTGGAGTTAATGGTGGAACCAATCCATCACCTGGCAATTCTTCTACAGTTAGAGGAGCATCAAGCGTTAGTGGAAGTGGAAGTACAACAACTCAAGGTTCTGCACAATCTGGTAACTTAACATCTGCAACAGTAACAAGTGGTGGCAATTCAACTTCTGTGAACTTATCAAATGGTGCAAGTACAGATACAGCTGGAAGTGAGATAGCAAATGCAATGAATGGTTTAGCAGATACTACTGCAACCTATGATAGTGGAACAAATAGAATGACAGTGCTTGCATCTGGTGATACTTCAGTTTCTTTAAGTAATCCTAATAGTTTAAGTGTATCGAAAGTGAGTTTATAATGGCAAAAAAAAGAACTTGTGAGTGTGGTGAGGAAACCGAAGCTCTATATTATTACAAATCTATTGTTGAAGGAAAGTTTGATATATGGAGTGAAGTAAAATATGATACAGACCCAGACGGATATAAATATGACCCAATACCTTGTGGTATAAATTGTAAGAATTGGGAGAACCTTGTTATTAAAGAAGAAGGTGTACCTTACTAGAATGTTATGGACCCTATTACAGCTCTCGCAACTGCCAGTTCGGCATTTCAATTAATAAAAAAAGGATTCCAAGCAGGACGTGACGTGGAATCTATGTATGGAGATATCGGAAAATGGCTTGGAGCTGTGTCTGATGTCAACCACGCAGAGAAGATGTCTAAGAATCCACCTCTGTTTAAGAAATTATTTCTTGGGTCAAGTGTAGAACAAGAAGCAATGGACGCTTTTGCCGCCAAAAAAAAAGCACAAGCAATGGAAGACGAGTTACGAAGTTGGATTAATATGGTTCACGGTCCTAATGCTTGGGCTGAACTACTGAAGATGCAATCGAAAATTAGAAAGCAAAGGCAAGAACAACTGTATGCTCAAGCAGAATTTCGTTCTAAGGTAATGAACATAGTTGGCATTGTATTATTATGTACAGTATTAGGTGGTGCAATAATGTATATTGGATATTTATTTTATTTAAAAAGAACAGGTGACTTATGACAAAGATGACAAAGATAGTAGAAGATTGGACACACGCAATAGATTCTTTTAAGGTTATACCGAGAGCTTTAATACTGTTATATATGTATCTTACTTATAAAACTGTGTTTTGGTATATGGGTTTGGAGACACCAAGTTTTGAACAGAGTGGTATGGTGTCAGTATTGACAAGTGCAAACGCAGTTGCTATGGGTTTATTTATGGGTAGGTCTAGTTGATATGGGTCTTAGTTGTTATACTACACGGAACGGAGATTAAAGAAAATGTCTACTTCAATGATTTGGATACGTGTCTTGGATATGCAGAGAAAGTTAGAAGTCAAAACACACACCAGCAAACTGCGTTTTCCAAAGTTTATGTTACAACTTATTGCATACCTCAAAAGGAAAAGTAATGTTTAGTGCTATCATAGGTCCAATTAGTTCTCTTGCTGGTACTTGGCTGGAAGGTAAAGTCAGTAAAGCCAAAGCAGAAACAGATATTAAAGTAGCTAAAGCTCAAGCTGAAGCTGAAGTTTATCGTACCTCTGCTACATCTGAGATGCTTAACGAACAAGCTTTAACTGCACAAATGGCTGGTAGTTGGAAAGATGAGTTCTGGACAATTATTTTTGGTGCTATACTTGTTGCTTGTTTTGTTCCATACACACAGCCTTATGTAAAAGAAGGCTTTGACTTTCTTAATACATCAACTCCAACTTGGTTCTCTACTTGTTTATATATTTGTATCGGTAGTTCATTCGGTTATCGCTTTGGTAAGACTGGGTTACAGCTTATGAATAAAGGAAAGTAATATGGCTACTCCTTTATGGCAAAGAAAAGCTGGTAAGAATCCAGAAGGTGGATTAAACGAAGCTGGTCGTAGGTCTTATAATGCTAAAGGTGGTAACTTAAAACCACCAGTATCGAAAGCTCAAGCAAAGAAAAGTCCTAAGTCGGCTAGTCGTAGAAAAAGTTTTTGTGCTAGAATGAGAGGTATGAAAAAGAAATTGACTTCTGCTAAAACAGCAAACAATCCTAATAGCAGAATCAATAAGTCATTACGTAAATGGGATTGTTAAAGGAGATAAGTTATGCCAATGGGTAAAGGAAGCTATGGGTCACAAAAAGGTAGACCTTCTAATGATGACAAGATGTCAGGTAAACAAAAGAATTTACCTGAAGCTTTGAAGAAAAAAATTATGGCGTCAAAGAAAAGGAAGATGAAGCGTGGCAGTTAATGAAGCTGGTAACTACACTAAACCTACAATGCGTAAAAGAATCTTTGCACGTATAAAGTCTGGTACTAAAGGTGGCAAGGCTGGTCAATGGTCAGCTCGTAAAGCACAGATGTTAGCCAAAGAATATAAATCTAAAGGTGGAGGTTACACAGGGTGAAGGCACCACAAAAAAGTTTACTCGATTGGGGTAAACAGAAGTGGCGTACTAAATCTGGTAAGCCTAGCACTCAAGGTTCTAAAGCTACTGGCGAAAGATACCTACCAACTAGTGCTATAAAATCTTTATCGGACGCTGAGTATCAACGCACTTCACGCAAGAAGAGAGAAGACACACGCAAAGGTAAACAGTTTTCTAAACAGCCAAAGAAGATAGCAAAAAAAACTAGGGGGCATAGATAATGGATTTAGTTCACATCATTGATGGTTTGATTGCATTGATTGTTATGGGTGGTGGTTGGTTTCTTGGCAGTCAATCAAGAGAAGTAAAGCGTATAGATATTTTATTAAATAAAACCAGAGAAGATTACGCAAAGAGAGATGATGTAACTGTATTTATTAATAGACTAGAAGAAAAGATAGATAGAATATTGGAGAAGATAAAATGAATTTAGTTGATGTTATAAAAAAACACGAAGGCTGTCGTCTTGATATGTATAAAGATACAGTAGGTGTATGGACAATCGGATACGGACACAACCTTGCCGAAGGCATTGACCAAGAAACAGCAGACTTTATTCTTGGTAGAGATTTAGAAAAACATTCACAAGAGCTGGACAAACATAAACCTATATGGAGAGAGCTTCCAGACTCAGCACAAGTTGTATTATTATCTATGCAATTTAATATGGGTTGGAATAGATTCTCAAAATTTGTAAAGTTTTGGGACGCAATAGAGAAAAAAGATTTCAAAACTGCTGGGTTAGAGATGGAACAAAGCCGTTGGTGGGGTCAAGTTAAATCTCGTGGACCAGAGCTACGACAGTTATTACTGGATATTTGAGGGGTACAATCATACTAGAAGGTATTATTCCACCCCTCTGAGTGTCTTTATATCAAGACGTTTTTCTTAACTTTCCTGTTAAAATCTTTATCTGGTTGTTTAGCCACGTAAAAAAAGGGATACTGGTTTGATTGCGAACTAAAGTACGTGATTCGGTACTCATTATTTTTTTTTTAGGTGGGCGACCTCTTTGTTTTGTACTTGCTTTCATATTTATCTCCAATAAGTTTAACAACTTTTTGTTTATTAAGAACTGTTCGGTACATAATACCATTTATATTAGCTAACAAATCTTTTCCTATCAAGATATAGTCTATCCGTTTAGGCATCTTAGTGAAATCGTAAACAACCATTAGTATTTTTTCTTAAACAAATGTTTAGGTGTACGTTTTCTAGCTTTAATAGATTCATCACCTAACCAAGCTTTTACTTTTGGTGGTTCTGTTCCATAATTATTATATACAGTTCCATTTTTATCATACGAATCTGCTCTTGGGTCATCTTCAAATAGTTTGGTTCCAATTTCTTTTTTGTTTTTAAGAATAATTTTATTATCCCACGTTGTTATTTGTCTTGGCATATGCCCTCCTCAAGGTTAGTGAGGAAGGCTGACACCCCTGTAAACCTTCCTCGTAAATATTATATTGATTGTTCTGAATAGATTTGTCTATGCAAAACTTTTAATGCTGTCTTCATAATTTGTGTTTTAGTTAATTCTAAATTCATATCATTCTCATAATAAGATTGAAGCTCATTAACTAATCTCAAATCATCTGGTGTAAAAGGTATATTATAGTTGGTACTTTTAACAGTCTTCTTTGGGCGACCCCCACCTTTACTAACTTTACCAATCATACGTTTCCCCTTTCTCTTTCTTCTTTAATTCTACTGACATCTCATCTAGCTCTTTGCCAAATGGAACCTCATCATCAAGTTCACTTACATTTTCTTGTGGCTCTGTAAACCTAACAGATAGATACTCCATATCACCCTTGCTTTGTTTCCAACAAGCAATACGTTTCTCAAACATCTCAAGCTTACCAGTGTAGTGTGGTTTCTTGTCATTGGGTTCTTTGTAACTGTTGGTAAATACTGCACCAGCTTTGACATACACTTCCATAAATGGTTTGCCATCACGTGATTCATCAGCCACTACTACAAACTTATGTGGCTTGTTATCAATCTCGCCATTACCTTGAAACAACATTTTTTGTTTTGGTCTTGGGGGAAATGTTGCACCCCTATTATTATTATCATATTCCATTAACGTACTCCTTTAGGTTTGGAATTTTTAAAATCATCTGCTTCATCTTCTGAGTATGTATCTCCGTGCATACCAATCAGCTTTAAGATAACCCTATCTTTGGCACGTTTCTCTGCCATAGCATAAGGATAACCATTCTTATTATTGTATGGTGTTGCTTCACCGAATGACCAATCAGTTACCTCAGTTACTTTACCATTCTCTGCAATAACATTACGTCGTCCACGTACAGTAAGGACAACACATTTATTTTTTTGGTCTGTTTCAATTATGATTGGGTCATCAAACTTGATACCAAATCTAACTGCTACTTTTTCTAGCGACTTGTGATTAATAACCCAAGTACCGTGACAATCCCAAAGAGAAGTAGCTGGTGTTTCACCTATCTCTTTGAGTATTGTTGCTAAGTTTTCTGGAATTTTATTTGCCATTAGTTACTCTCCCTAAATAATTATATCGACCCCACCACTTCTTACCATTATCAGAATGTTCTGGTGTCATTACGATATCATAACCATCATCTTTTAAATCAAATATAATAGCTGATAATCTTGTAGCTTGGTACTGTCGGATAGCTTCCCAACTTGTTATAGATTTATACTCTTTTAAGTGTGCTAACACTTGTGCTTTTTGCGACAACATATGTCTACTCCTCAATAAGTTTGATTGTTTTGCGACCAGCTTTAGATACGTTGACAGTGAGTAGGTCACAATATAACTCTCTGTCATTGTCTGTCACATTAGATGTAAGAAACTTCTTAGCATCTGCATTTGTTTTTGCATCATAGTAAGTACGCTTGTACTCGTGTGCCATATGCATAAACTCATTGTCGTGTGACATATTTCTTTTAACTTTATCATCAATAGGTACTAAGTCTGATGATGGTTTCATTACTTCAAAGTTTGTTGGTGCTTGTCCAGCTCGTAAACAATCCCAAAACTCTTCAATGTAAACCCATATTTTATCAAAATATTTTTGACTCCAACCTACTTTGACATACTCATACTTGCTGTTGCCAAAGATAACAGATAAGTAACAAGCATCTGTTCGTGTAAGAAACATATACAGTTGCATCTGACCCATATAATAATCAGATACCTTACTCATATTACTAAATGCATTTGTATGTTTACATTCAATGACAGCACTTACTTGTTCATACTTTTCTGCTTCTGTTATTGGACCAAGATTATGTCTGTTGACTACTTCTTTGGGATAACGTGGTCGCATTATCAAACCATCTGTATGTCCGTGTAGTTGTACACCATTTAATTTATGTCCGTGTGTATTATAAAGAGCTTGTTTTTCTAACTCTCTACCATTCCATAATTCCTCTGGTGTATGGTCACGAAACCACTCAAGATTAAATTCTTCTGTTGCAATGCCAAGCTGTACTGGCAGTACATCAGATAAATCTTCTCGTTCTTTTGCTCCAGTTTTTTCTAGGAACAACTCATACCAGTTGCCATTGAGTAGTCTGTTTACGTCAGACCCACCGATACTATATTTATTTTTAACCATCATTACCTCCTCAAGTAATTGTTTAATATTAGTTTACATTGTATTTAATTTATTTTCAAGCGTTTTTATTAAGCTTAATCGTGATTCTAACTTACGATAAATAGGATTATATAGTTCTTCATACGTAGACCAGAACTTATTATACTTAGAATTATATTTAATCGTATAGTTTGCTAAGTCTGCTGGTAACTCTAACATAAGTAATGCCATAAGCTTTGCTTTTTTCTTGGCTGTTATCTCACCAACCTTTGCTTGAATACTGTAAAGAACTTCAAGCTGTTTCTCCAATTCTACTTTTGGATATGGTTCAATAGATTTTTTTGCAATGATATATGCTTCTTCAAGTTTGCTTCTGTCTATTGAATCAATGTCATAGCCTGTTACTATGTAATCAAAACCATACTCACCACTTGATGCAATGCCATTACGCTTGAAGCCTTTATCAAATAGTGTGTGAAGTTTTTTTTCTAGTTCGCGTGTTGTAGTTTCTGGTGTCTTCCCACCCAAACGTAACGCCCACGATTCATCACGTCTTATTGCTGGTAATTTTTTTGATTCCATTCTTATCTCCAAAGTTCTTGCACACATATGATTATGTATGATACGTATTGTTATGTTACCTCCTCAGTAACTAATATTATAAGGGTAGTACTCCTCCATTGTACTACCCTTTTATTCTAGTAATTCTATTCCAAGAAGTTTCTTAATTTTTTCGTTCTTTATATTGAAACATAAGTACGCTTCACTATTCTTTTCTTTTAATAGCATCATATCAACACCAGATTTTTTACCAAGATATGATGATATCAAAGCAAAACCTTTTGCTCTGTACTTTGATTCGCATATTAACTTAATTGTTTTATGATTTGCTTTAGCTTCTTCTGTATTGTCTGGCACCCATAACTCTATGTCATTGGGAAAATCTTTTAAGATACCACTTAATGGTTGTCGCCTTGCAGACCAACGCCATTCTTTGAATAAAGAAACCCACCAGTTTTCGTGATAGGTTCCTTTTCTTTTTTCCTTACTTGACATTGTTAACAACCTCCATATTTATTATGTCGACCAGTAAATTCAATTTGATTTGAAACTCAATGTTTGATGGTGTTTTATTTTTAGCTTCACCTTTGTTAGTTATAGCATCACAACCCCATAGACTTCCAATGTCTTTTATTAAGTTGTACTTTACTTTATCAACTATCTCAGTTGGTGTATGTTTTCTATACATTATTTACCTCGCTTTACTTTCCATACTCGTTTTGAATTTTCTTTATAACTTCTTGTGATGGCTGTAAAAGATTCTATTTTTTTAATAGCTCTTGCTAATCTTTGAGCTTGATTAGTTAATAGTATTACGCTTTCACCTTCTTTCATTTCTCTGGCTAAGTCTATCCAACGAAATAAATTAACGTGCGAATCGCTCACAGGTACGTCCTGTTCTATTGATACATTCGCCCAACCATTTAAAGAAACACGTCTTGTTTTATATGCAGTAGTATCATCACCCATTGTCTGTTCCCCAATTTGGATTTTGCATATACTCTATTATTAAATCTCTGGCTGTCCAGCAATCAAGTTCAAAGTCATCTTCAAGAAAAGGTCTTACTTGTAGTACATTGTACTCACCTTTGTCTCTGAACCTTCTGATATAGTCAAAGATATCTTTCTTACATTCGTCATCAATAATCATACTGCCCTCCTATAATTGACGTTTGATGTGTGATGTTGATAGTCTTCATACAATATGTTTGCTGAATATACAGCAGTCTCTTGTACTGGTACACTTTGCATAAGATAATCAACGGCTTTTTGTGCATCTGAACTTGCACTCCATAATACACTAGGCTTTTCTTTTAGTATCTTTATCCAAGATTTAAGATAGCTTAGTGTATCTGATTGACGTTCACTATATATACCAAACTTTGCACATAGGAATGAAGCACCAAGCTCTGCAACTAATTCTTCTCTGGCATACACATCTTCATTACGAATCTTTTGTGTGATACCATCTCTGTCTAGCCTGTGCTTTGCTCCTGTTGCGTGTATATATTCGTGGAACATTGTACTGTAGTAACCATTGGTTGACTTGAACCATTTGGTTTCTGGTAAATGAACAGCGTCTTCACTGATTCTATAGTATGCTCTGCGTGTATCGCTGTGTTTAGTTTTAATATCACAGCTCTTTAAGAAAGCATCTATGTCTTGGTTAGCTGTAAACTGAAGCTCAACCTCTGGCTTGTCTATATATTTCTCTGGCAAGTTTTCTACTTGGTCCTTGTTCCATACTGGATAGGCTGAGAAACCACCAGCATATTTATCTCCAGTCTCTTCATCAGTCTTTATGTATGGACGGATAGCAAACTGTAGCCCAGCCTTACTACCTTTCTTAAGTTTACCACCTACACTATTCCATTGTTTGATTGTCGCCCAATCATTACTGGAATAGTTATACATCTGTGATGCAAACCACAACCACATTGCATTGCCACCACTAAACTCTATGTTACTTACAACATTTCTTGGTGGCGTAACTGCTCCGTGCCAGGGGGCTTCCCACCCACTGGCACTCGCAACACCTGATTCTAGATTCTTGATTATCTCCTCGACAATCTGTTGTTGTTTACTTGGCATATCTTTTCCCCCATTTCTTGTTTGATTTGACCAAAGCTTTACGTATTATTTCAGTGAAGTCTGCGATAGGAACTAACTCAAAGTCTTTGCTTACATCTTTAACTGAAAAGATTGGAAGCTTTCTATCATCATCTTTACTTGTATGAAGAAAGGTAGAGATAGTTAGCTCGTGGTCGTAACTACTATTTGGTTCTCTACATTTAAACCTTATACTAATTACGTCGTCTGTTGGACTAACAACTATTGATATTGATGTTGGATTGAAAACATTTACACTTGTTTCTATGCGTTGCATTTGTACCTCCTCGTACTGCAATTAAAATTAAATTAAGTGGGGGATAACACCCTACCTTATCCCCCAACTACTAGATGTAATATTCATTAGCGACTTAAATCACCCAATTTTTGGCCTTTCCTAGTTGTTAATGTTTATATGTAAGTAGGGTCGTCATCATAGACTTCCCCAAAGTCTTCCCACTCTTGTTCCCAAGAGGGCTGACTATCTCCTTCGACTGTAGGGTCGCAGTCAAAACAGACATCAGGATTTTGAGAAGACATTTCGTCTGGCTTACACCAAGCTTTACATTCTGTGCATTGGTAACCAGTATTTGATTTATAAGTAGGACTCATTCTTTGACCTCCCTATTTCTAAACTTATTAAGAACAGACACAGCTAAGTCACGGTCTGTAAAGATTATAAACTTTTCACCACCTAACTCATACATAGAATCTGCATTGTGATATTGAATATACTTACTGACTGGCACGTGTTCTAAGTGTGGGTCATTAGGGTCATCTGTAAATAACAGATAGAACTTGTCGGTTTCGATATTGATATTGTACATATTAACTCCTCAGTTTAGTACATTGGTACATCAAAGTAGATGTATAATAATGTTATAATAAAATATAGAATTACACAAAGCATTAATAGTTTCAATGCTTCGATTGCGTAGAGTTTTATCTCTTCAATAATTTTATCTATCTTCATTGGTTCTCTTTCTATTAACGTTACGTTGCTTTTTATTTTCTACTTTCTTGCCATACTTTCTCATATGACCACGCTGTGATGTGATTCTTTTACCCATAAGTAATCTCCATTAAACTTTTTTTTGATATCATATTCAATACATATTTGTGTGCGTACCCACGCCTATGCCCTTTCCCTCTGAGCCAAACAAGCAAACCAAACCAACGACGAACTGGCGTTTGCATGGCAAACCTAATAAGCTAGAGCTTTAGCTCCAATGGAAACACTCTTTAAAAAAAAGGAAGGAGGTGAAGAACACCCCCTACCTTTCGGTTAGTTACTTCTTTATGGCGAAAGAAGATACGTTGTCGAACTGACTCTGGTCTAGCACCTTGTTTCCATCTTTGGCGTCGTTATAAGCCTTGATAGCACCATCATAGTCAAAGTCACTCCATTGCACCCCATATGCAAGGAAGAACACTTCGTACCAGAAGGCTCTCTTTGCTACAGAAGCTGACCACTCACCTTTCGCAATTTGGTAGAATGAAAGTGTAGGTTCTGTTGGTGGGATTTTGCCAACGTCAACAATACCCTCGTCAGACATATAACGTTGTAACATTCTAGCTTTAACGTCAAGGTTACTCTTTGCTCTAGCTACTGTGTTTTCTGCTTTAACACAGTTTGCACCAGCATCAAACACAACACCAATCTTGTAGTATGGATTTGCTACTGGAGTAGCGTCACCATTTGGGTCGTCAAGAAGTTTCATATTAGGATTGTTCTGTAACTCCCCATCAACCATAAAAGATGTGATTTGTGTATCATTGTAACACGTATCAACCCATAGTTGAGCTAGTTTAGATGTTTCATTTAATTTATCAGTCATAATGACCTCCATTTTTAAAGTTAAGTTAAACCCAACAACAACCATCTGTTCTTGGATACAAGTCTTTCCGTGATATCAGGTCAAGGATTCGAAGAACGACTACGTCGTGTAGTGAGCCAGATGTAGAGAGATAACATATGCTACCACGAGCGAACGGAGTCCTTGAACGATATGCGAGGATTCCATATCCAAGAAGAGATGTTTCCCTACTCTCAGATATACAATCACTATTCAATTCCACATACAGATGTTCTTCTAGGCTTTCTCTGAGCTATGCTCAGCGAAGAAACCTTCTGTCAAGGGAACAAACGGAGGCTCTTGGGTATGGTGTGGAGGGAGTTTTTCCCTTGATAGATGTGGAAGGTTATCTGTATATATTAACTAACTAATCATAGCTTACTCTTGATTAGTCATTACATCATAAAGTTCTTGACCGATAGAAACTACAGCCATATATTACTCGATAATGACACGCCAACTAACAACAAAACAACAACTACTTGTTGATACTATCGTAGCAAATGGTTGTTCAATAACTGAAGCATCACAAATCGCTGGATATGCTAAAGGTGAATCTGGAAGAGTGACAGCTAGCAAGGCTTTGAAACAGCCACACGTGCAAGAGTATATGATGAAGCAAGTGCAAGATACAATAGGACTAGGTGCTACGAAAGCTGTGAATAGGATACTGACGCTATCATCTACAGCCAAGTCAGAGTATGTACAACTGGAAGCTAGCAAGGATATCTTAGACAGAGCTGGATTCAAAGCTCCAGATAAGCAACTGCACCTACTGCAAGGTGACATAAGAGTCAACATAAATCTTAGTTAGAACCTATGGGGGGCAAAAACCACAAAGCCCAAGACACCATAAGGTCTAGCACTCAGATTATTTCTCAAAAGGTACGTTTAAGAATCTTCCTTACTATATATGGCTTTACATTTTATTATGTTCTTGATAAGCTTGGTATGTAGTATTATTTTTTTATATTATAAATTCCTTCGACTCCCAACTTCCCCCTAGTTTGCGTATTGGCTAGGGGGTTCTTTTATGGGGAGGGGTTCATACCTTGCTCCCCACCAAAGGTTCTTGCTAAAAATATTTTTATCTGTTATGGCTTTTAAATAACAAAAGGAGAATTGCAATGGCATATGGTAGATTTGGTGGTGGTGGTCAAAGTAATCTGAGGGCGCCTGATGCTGGACAAGAGAGAGCTAATAAGAAAGACCAAGAGAGGAATGTTACGATTCCAAAGGTTAAGCTTCCAGTAAAGAAGAAAAAGAAACCAGTTACTATTTTTGGCTTTAAAGTTACAGCACCTAAGTCAGACCAAGAAAAAAAGGTAGAAGCTGGAGCTACAGTTATAGCAACTAAAAGTGGTGGTAGGATTGTAACTACACCTACAATGGATAATAAAAGTCTTATAATGAGCAAGGCAACCCAAGATAAAACAAAGTTTGATTATCTTCGTGCAAGTAAAAATTATGGTAGTGCGAAACCAGCTATCGGTAAAGCTATTAGTGGAGGTCAAGCAGTAAGATTAAGTCAACTTGCAAATAAAACTGGAGGAACACCAGCTACATCTACAAGACTTTCTCAACTTGGAAGTAAGACTGGTGGTACACCTTTAACAGCTAAACCTAATGTGCTTTCTAAAAGAACTGGTGGTGCATTAGATAAAGATACAGGAATACCAAAAGTTAATACAGCACAACTGCAAAGTAAGACAGGTAGTTCACCAACATTGCTTAGAGGTAACAACCAAACATTAAAGTCTGGTGGTCAGTTTGGTTCATTACAAGAACGAACATTCTTAAAGACATCAACAAAGGCTGGACGTAGTTTAGCAAATCCAAGTATTGGTTCTTCAGTAGCTAAAACATTAAGTAGTGCTGGCAACAAAGTTAAAAACTTTCTAGACCCACTAGGAAAAGGTATGCCTAAACTAGGTGGTAGTAGTAAGTTAAGTATGCCATCTGGAACATCAACATCAGTAGATAAAATTAATACATCTACATTCTTTGACAGCAAAACTAAAACACCAACAACAACAAAAAAACCAACTAATATAAAAATGGTAACAAAATCTTTGCCGTCTAACTATACAGTAAGTTCTCAAAAGAAATCAAAGCCAATACCTATTGCACCTAAAAGTAGATTAGCTGGTGCAGACCTTAATACAAATATACTTTCACAAAACATTGCAAAGTCAGATGCTAAAATGAATCCATCAACATATGCTAAAGAAGGACCAGAGGTTCCAGTATTTAATGTTAAGGCAAACAAAGTTCCAGCAAGTTTAATCAGACAATTAAGATTATCAACAACGGCTGGATTAAATGCATATATGGTTCCAAATGTTTTAAGCACCTATAGTAAAGCAGAACAGAAAGCAATCAAAGCTGAGTTTAGAAAACGACAAGGTAATAAAAATAAGACTAAAAGTTTATTGACTAGACTAGCTGTTGGAGCTGTGATGTGAGTGGAGATTTCCTTCATATTTTAAAGCCTAATGAAAGAAAGATACTTAGAACGATTGTAAAGAAAGTTAACTTTAAACACTACCCAAAAGAATTTATTACCGATAGGGAAGCTGATAAGTTTATATCTGTTCTTGGTCCTGTTACAGTTGAAAAGCTATTGAAGGTAGGCAAGGACAACAATATTGCCAACCTTTAATTACAAACCAGATGGTGTAACAATAAAGGAGTTTATGAAAGATGACTCATTCTTCAGAGGATTACGTGGTCCAGTTGGAAGTGGAAAGTCGGTGGCGTGTTGTGTCGAAGTCTTCAGACGAGCATTGGCACAGAAAAAAAACGAAAAGGGTATTCGTAAATCAAGGTGGGCGATTATTAGAAATACCAATCCTCAGCTCAGAACAACGACGATTAAGACGTGGTTAGATTGGTTTCCAGAAAACACTTGGGGTAGATTTCGTTGGGAGGTTCCTTATACTCATTTCATTAAGAAAGGCGAAGTTGAACTTGAAGTTATATTTCTCGCGCTTGATAGACCAGAGGACGTTAAAAAATTACTATCGCTCGAACTTACAGGAGTATGGGTTAATGAAGCTCGTGAGTTACCCAAGTCTATTATTGATGCTTGTACTATGCGTGTTGGTCGATACCCTTCAATGCGTGAAGGTGGTCCAAGTTGGTCAGGGGTTATATGTGATACCAACGCACCAGAAGAAGACCACTGGTGGTCAATAATGTCAGGTGAAGTTCCAGTACCAGACCATATACCAAAAGAAGAAATAAGAATGTTAGTTAAGCCAGACAACTGGAAGTTCTGGACACAGCCTAGT